CTATCGCGGCAGCGCGATACCCGTGGTAACCGACTGCCACGGCGCTTCGTGGCCACCCAGGTAATGCTCGGTCATCGACGCGTTGCCGTGCCCCATCAGCGCTTGAATCTGTTCCGTGGTCCAGCCCGCATCGCGCAGCAATGCGCCGCCAAGGCTGCGGATCTCGTGGAAGGTTGGCGGCGCTTCGCCGCCCACGCCGGCAGCATCGCGCGCCTTTGCGAACGCACGCGACAGCTGCTCGGGCAACACCTGCGTGTGGTGCGCTCGGTCCTTTGCGCGCTTGTCGCTGGGCCTGGCTTTCTCCGGCAGCCGGTGGATGACGAACGGCGAAACCACGTCATCGCGGCACCGGGCCAGCAGGTCGAGCAGGGGCCCAGCCACTGCGATCTGTAGTCGAACGTTCGTCGAGCCCTCGGTTTTCGAAGGCACCACCCACAGGTGGCCGTCGCGCACGTCGACGAACTTCACCGTCACCACGTCCTCGCGCCGCAGCAGCGTCACCAGCGACAGGTCCATCGCGTTGCGCAGCCACGGCGCGGCTTGGTCCCATATGGCCCGGTACACGTCGAGGGTCAGGCGCACGCGCTTCCGCTCGTGCTGGAACCGGCGAGTCGCCAGCGCGGGGTTGGTATCTATCCAGCCTTCTTCCACGGCGCAGGCCAGGATCCAGCCCAGCACCAGCCGGAACTGCTGCCGCGCACGGTCGGATTCGGTCACCTCGCGGATGAAGGTGGCGCACACCTTCACCGTCACGTCGGTTACTGGCTTCGAGCCCAGCCCGGCCTCGATGCGGCGGATCACGCTTTCGTAGACCTCGGCCGTCTTCGGTGCCCACTTCCTCCCGGGCACGTCATCGCGGCGGAACACAACGATCGCATCGGCAACCGTCTCGCCGGGCGTCAGCACCTTCGATACCAGGTCGTTGCTGGGCATCAGCATGGCGTTGAGCTTCTTGGCCGCGGCGAACGCCTTGGCCTTGTCCTTGCCCATCGAATGCTCTTTGCGCGTGATCGGGTGCCGGTATTTGAAACCGTCCCGGTGGGCATACAGGTTCTGCGGCCAGTCACGGCGGCCGGGCTTGCGGACACGTCCCATCATGGCAGGTTACGCCGCACCGGCCAGGACGCGCGCGATCAGGTCGTCGCCGCCGGCCAGCCACTCGTGTTCGTCGATGTACCAGGCGCCGCCGACCTTGCGGCCGGGCAGCTTGCCCTCGCGCATCAGCCGCTGCAGTACCTGCATGGATGGGCGGCTGCCTTCCTCGAAGTAGCGGTCCAGCCACCGCTCGGGGGTCATCAGTTGCATGCTGGTCTCCTTCAGTTCGCGGCCAGCGCAGCGCGCAGCTGCTCGGTGGCCTGGTAGATCTGGCCGCGCAGGCGCAGGACCTCTGCGCGAAGGCGGATCACTTCATCGGCCGCGACCACCAGCTGCTCGCGCAGCACGTCCTTGGCCGGCTGCTTCATGCGGCGTGGTTCGCGGGGGAAAAGCTGGTCATTCACTGTCGATTACCTCCCCGGTTCGGCTGCGCCATTCATCACAGACGCTGTGCGGCTTGGTCAGGAAGTTCCCGAAGCTGCATCGGTCGACGATCGGATTCAGCAGCGCGTCCTTGCGCATCGGGACTTTGATCGTCTTGACCTTGCCGCGGCGGTTCTTCACCTGTCGCAGCTCGTGCAAGGTGTGCGGCTCACGGCGGAAGTACACGCAGGTCATGCAGCGCGGCGGGTCAGCGTCGAAGTTTTGCCGCGCCTTTGCACCGTGGGCCACCAGCGTCATTGCCTCAGCCATGAGCGCACCTCCGCCAGCACCAGCGCAGCCCTGCGCGCGCGGCGCGGCATGCGCGGCTGATCGCCCACAGGGTGGCGATGCCAGCCAGGAACCCGGCCAGGGCGAACACGTGGACCATTGCAGCGGTGAGCAGCTGGTCAGCCGCCACACTCGATGCTGACGACGTGCCGCATTCAGCTGTACAGTGCACCACGTCCCCTACCGCGCCCGGCCCATGACCACTAGTGGCTTTCATCGAACCCTGCGCGGTTTCCACGATGGCTACCATTTCGTGCTGACCATCACGAGCAGCGCGGGCGACGTTTTCTCGTACACAGCCGAAGTCGACGGCATCGCAGTCGAGTTGCGATCCGAGGGCGTGATCAGGAGCAAGGGCGACGCTATGCAGCTCGGCATGGCCGCCGTTGAGCGCCACGTGGCGGGCCTCGCGTCCAGGCGCTGAAGGCGCGCTGGTAGAAGCCGTGGTGAGCAGCTGGTCAGCCATGGGCGGATACCTCCGCGCGCTCTGCCAACTCGGCCAGAAAGCCGGGCCACAGATGCTCCCAGAAGCCCTCGGCCTGCGGGTTCGGCACCTTGTAGTCGCTGCCGCCACCCTCGGAGAACGCCTGATAGAGGTTGCGGTTGCCGTAGACCAGCGACTGGAAGCCGTGCTCGCTATCGAAGTCCGCGCAGTCGATGGCATCCAGCAGCTCGCGCGCTTCTTCGTTGGTTATCTCGACGCGCCTGCGCTGCTGCAGCACCCACCTGGTCAGATTGGCCTTCGCCACGTCGCCGTTGTACACCTCTGTCTCCAGCCCCCACAGCCGGCCGAGGATGTACCCCTTCCCACAGCGACGCAGGAACCTTGCCGCTGGCGCGCCCATGGAGCCGAAGAAGGTTCCGACCACGCCGAAGGGCGTATTACAGGTCAGCTGAGCCCAATAGTGGGTGTTGCCGTTGCCCTGCTGCTCGCAGCCTTCCACAACAAAGAAGGTCCCATGCTCGCGCGCCTGCTCGTTCTTCACCACGATGTGGGTGATCGTCTGCTCAGCCATTGCCCACCGCCTGGCTGTCGACCTTGGCAAGTGCGTCGGCAAACTGCTGCCTCATTGCGCGGCCACTGGCGGCCACTTCCTCTCGGGAATAGCCATCAACTGAGGCGCAGATGGTCGCCAGTCCCTCAGCGGCCTGAAGGGCCTCGCGCACCGCACCCAGGTCCACGGCCTGCGCGGGCGCGGCGTAGAGCGGGATATGTTCGTAGTAGAGAGGATTCAGTGATTGAACCGGGAGCTTCCCGTAGATCTCCTTCCCATACTCGGGGCCGACGCAGCGGATGCGACTGATCCATGCCACCGGCTCCTGCAGCACCGGCTGGTGTGTGGGGTCCTGTGATGGTGCGGGGCCAAGGCAATCCCCCTGATCGCTGTAGCAGTTGATGCAAGGCCGCTCGTCTCCGCAAGTGCGGACTCCCGAATACCCCACCGGCTGGCGGGCGGCGAGGGCGGCGCGCAGTCGGCGTATCTCAGCTAGGCAATCAGCTAGAACCAAGTCAGGATCAGTTTCGTCCGCAGGAACTCTCATGGGAGCGTTGCCCGATGTGATCCGCTCGATGGCTGCGGTGATTCTTTGTTCGATGTCGATCACAACTTCTTCCTCCATCGCATGCAATGGTTGCAGAAGACCTTCCCGCCACCGCAGTGGCGACAGGCTGGCTCCTCGAAATAGAACTCAGTGCAGTCACCGCAGAAGCGCGTCCAACACCAAATCAGCCAGTACCAAGTGCCCTCCACGCATCGGGGAAGCCACAGGAACCGCCGTGTGTAATCCGGTCGCGATCTATCCCATTTCATGCCATGCGCCTCCGTTCGAGGTCGGCTTCATAGGCGGCAGCGGCAGCCTTTTCGATCTGATCGGCGAACAACAGCGAGTCGTCAAGCGCTCCGCACCACGCCGCCTTGTGTGGCGAATCAGCGAACGCTTGGAGGTTCTTCACGATGGCTGCGGCCAGCCCACGGATTTCCAGCCATTGCCTGCGAGCATCCCCCTGACCACCCGGGGAGGGCTGGGCGGAGAGGGCGCGCGTATTCCAGTGTTCTGCCATCGAGGTCCGCAGCCAATCGATTCCGTAGCGGAGGGTGCGCTGGTTCCGCTGGATGCATCCCATGCTCTTGCACTTCAGGGTCAGCCCGTTGTCCTTGTACGGCACGAACTCGGCAACGTTTCCGCAGAACGGACAGGGGAGCAGCTCGCGTGTCCACGCCTGAAATTCATGCCGACCCAGCTCGGCCTGATCCCCCAGCCTCACTCTCCCACCGGGCTGCACGTCCGCCAGGGTCTTGTCGTTGGTATTCATGCAACCTCCTGCAGTTGGGAGGCCTGTTCGGCCTCGATCAGGGCATAGCCGATGGCGTCGACGCGCTCGCGCAACACGCGGCGTGCTTTCAGCAGCTCCATTGCGATGAACCGGCGGTGGTCGGTGAGCTGGAACGTGCGCGTATCGATGTGCAGCTTTCCGGCCAGGTCGCGGCGGAACAGGCGGTAGGTGAGGACGTGGCCGCCCAGCACCTTGTCGATGGACCGGCCCCAGGCGAAGCCCTCGGTGCGCTTCGGCACCCGGCGGTCGTAGCGGTGGTGGGTCATGCGCCTTCTCCTGTGGCCTTGGCGATGGCGTCGATCTGCTCGCGCCATTCGTCAAAGAACTCGCGGTGGTCACTGCTTGCCAGCCATTGGTGCTGGACGGATTCGACGTCGCCGCTGGGGCAGACGCGCACCAGCCAAGCGTCGAAAAGGAACTGCTCCGTCTCCCGAACTGCCTTGGACAACGCTTCCAGCAGATCCGGCGCGGCGGCGATCAGGCGGGCGTTGGCGTCGTGCTCTTCCTTGGGCATGCCGGTATCTACCCAGCTCTCGGACCAAATGTCCGCGTAGCCATCGGTGCATCCATAAACCGTTGCAATGCTCCCGGTGTGGTGGTTGTTCATTTCAATGTTCCACGGGCTCTTTGTGTGCTTACTGGTCATGCAATGCTCCTCATCGGCTCGCGGCGCACAGGCCCGTGCCACAGTTGGACGACGTTGTTGATTCAGACCTGCAGCGGATCGCGGCGCAGGGGGCGCAGCGGGTCGTGCAGGCGGCGCTCGGTGTTCCGGCAGGGCGCGCATGCGGCGGTGTGCTTGCCGTTGATGAGAGGGAAGAACCGCAGCGGCAGCCGGGCCGCGCACTTCGTGCAGGTCTTCATGGCAGGCGAGCCTTCATCAGGTTGGCCCAGGTGAGCGGGTAGGGGCCGCGCTTGATCCGGTCGTAAGCCGTGCTGCGCGAAACGTCCAGAATCTCGGCCACCTGTCGGGTGGTGTAGCGCTTGCCCTCGATCACATGGGCGAACAGCTGGGCGCGGGCCTGGCCGGCACGGCGCAGGCTCTTGGCGTGGCAGGGGTACAGGGCGACGTCCATCAGGCGGCCACCTGCTGGTGATCACCAGCGCGCAGGCTCTGTTCGAACCCGACGACCATCTGCCGGAACGGTTCCAGGTCGGCGCGCAGCTTGGCGATGAACGCCTCGTCGCGGTCGAAGCGGCGCCACCACAGCTGCTTGCCCACGGCGGCCAGCGCCGGGCAGTACAGGCCGATGTGCCACCACTGGCGATCGGTCAGCCACATGCAGCCCTGGGCCTGTTCGAACACCTCGCTCGCATCGTTGTCGATGTGGAAGGCGCGCAGCTTTTCGGGGTTGATGAAGCACTTGTATTCACTGCCGCCGTCCTCGCCGATGAAGCCGTCGGCCGAGCAGCCGTAGTCGCCGCACTCGCTCAGTACGAACCCAGCGCGCTTCACCAGTAGGCCGGACTGCACCTCATGCTCGGCGCGGGCCTGCGGCTCAAGCTCATGGCCGCGGCGCATGGCGAACGTCTCAAAACCCTCGTCCAGCGGCTCGCCGCTGATGCGCTCGATGGCCAGCCGGAAGGCGTAGTTCTTCGACGCCTCGCTGAAGTCGCCGATGGGTTCGCCGGCGATGGCCTTTTCGATGATGGCCGACCGCGGCACGGCCTTGTAGCCGGCGCGCTCCATGGCCGTTTTCTCGGCCAGGCCGGACAGCACCGCATCCACGTAGGTGCGCTGCTGGTCGGTCAGCTCGCCCACGCGCGAGCGCGCGGTGGCAAACATGCTGGCCGTGATGATGCCGGCGCGGGCGCGGTGCCACGCCTCGCTGCCCTGGTCGCAGCCGATGACGATCACAGCGGCACCTCTTCATCGGCCGGGGTCTGCTGGCCACCTTCTTCGACCACGGTGGCGCTGGCGCGGTCGGCGATGCCCTTCAGGGTTTCGTGGCCGGCCGTGCCGATCAGCTGGCGCTGCTCCTTCGACAGACGGCCCCAGGCGCCCTGGTATTCCTCCATGCCGCACTCGGCGAACTCCTGCAGACTGGCATACAGCGCCTTCCGTTCCGGGGTGTCCTGCGGCTCGGCCTGCTGTTGGCGGGTGATCGTGCCGGCGTTGGAAGAGCGGCGCTCGTCGCGCACCAGCTCGCCGTCGATGATGGTCTTGCCTTCCATTTCCTCGGCGGTGGGCTGCGAGCCGACTGCTTCCGGGAACGCCTTACGCAGCGCCTGAGCCTCGGTGCACTTCGCCAGCTGGCCGCGCGCGCGCTTGGTCCACATCGCGTTTGGCGACTGGTCCTGGTCCTTGCCGCCCTTGATCGCGTAGTTCTCGATCCAGTATTCGGTTGCGGTGTACTCGGCGATATGGCCGCTGCGCAGTTGGCGGTAGACGGTGACCTCGCACCATTCGGGGAAGGTCACCTCGCGGCCGCCGACGTTCTCGGTCACCATCGGGCCGAACACCGGCTTGGACATGCCGGCGAACTCGCCGGTGCGGGCCGCGTCAGTGCGGTACAGGCCGATGCCGGGCATCACCACGTCACGCATCGTGCGGGCCTTGTTGTCCCACATCGGCACGATGTGCACCGGCTTCTTCATCGGGTCCAAGCCGGCGGCCTTGCAGTAGGCCAGAACCAGGTCCACCGACGCATCGCTGGCGCCGGGGTACAGGCTCGTCTTCAGCGCGGTGCGGATTGCCCCGGCCTGTTCTTCGGTGATCAGTTCGCCGCCAGCGGCGCGGGTGGTCATCTGGTTCATGGGGTGCCTCAGTAGCGGATGGCCACGGCCGGGACCTTGCCCTGCACGATGGCGGTGATAACGGTGGCGGCATCGTCTTCGCTGATGCCCTGTGCGATCAGTGCGGCCATGGCGGCGCGGTTGATCGAACGACGGTGTTCGACGTCGGCGGCGCGTGCTTCGTCCGCCTTGCGCTGGGCATCCGCCTGGGCCTGCCGCTCACGCTCGGCGCGCTCAGCTTCTTCCTGCGCGCGGCGCTCAGCGGCGGCGACGGCTTCAGCCTTTTCGCGCTCGGCCTTCTCGGCGGCATCCTTGGCACGCTGTTCGGCTTCGGCTGCCTCACGGGCTGCGCGCTCGGTGGCTTCGCGCGCCTCACGTTCGGCACGCTCCACGGCAGCAGCTGCCTCGCGCTTCGCGCTCTCTGCGGCCTCAGCCTGCAGGCGGGCCTCGCGCTCGACGCGCTCACGCTCGGCCTGCTCTGCGGCAGCGCGCTGGCGCTCGGCTTCTTCAGCAGCACGCACAGCTTCCTCGCGGGCGCGGATCTCTTCTTCCTTCCGGGCAATCTCGGCCAAGCGGGCCTCTTCTGCGGCAGCGCGGGCGCGTTCCTCAGCCTCTACGCGTTCGCGCTCGATGCGGGCCTGTTCTTCCTCCCAGTCGGTGAGCGGCTTGCGCACTTCGTCGCGCAGCGCGTCCAAGGTGTCGCGCGCCTTCTTGCGGGCCGAGTCGATGTCGCCGGTCTGCTTCTTCAGGTCGGCCACCAGCGCCTTGCCGGCGTCATCGATGGCGGTCTTGGAGCGCGACACCTTGTAGGCGATCGAGGCGATTTCCTTGCGCCCGGCCACGGTCTTGACGTTCGGCACCAAGGTCACTGCCTCGGCGCGGATGCGGGCCAGTAGGTCGTCCAGCCCGCCGCCGGTGAAGACCTCGACGGCGTTTACAGATTCGAGCGGGATCAGGGCTTCGGACATGGCAATTCCTTTTTTTCGACATGAAATGAGGTGCCGGCTTTGTGGAAGGCCTGGCCGGCGCAGGCACCCGCAGGGGGCGGGCGGGGGAGTTCGTTACGCGGCCAGGTCGGCCTGCTGCGGGGCGGCGCTAGGCGGCGTGAGGGTCAGACGCACCTCACCGCGGCGCCAGGCGGAGATCAGCTCGGCGTCTTCGTCCTCGTCCAGCAGCACCGAGACGGTGAAGCCCATGGCCACGCTGCCGCCTTCGAGCGGTTTCCAGGTGATCTTTTTCACCTTGGCGTCGGCGAAGAACACCGGTTCGATGTGGTCCATCAGGGAGCCGATCGACAGCTCGTAGCCTTCGAACTTGCCGGTGATGTCCTGCTCGCCCAGCAGCGGCAGGTTCAGCGCCACCAGGTCGGTGCTGCCTTCCATCGGCAGGTTCTGCTGCTGGCCCTTGTCGGCCTTCTTCCAGAACGCCGGCAGGATGGCCGGGTCGATGGTGTTGAGGATCGTGTTCGGAGCGTTCAGCGAGAACTTCAGGTCAGCAGCGGCCGCGTCTTCGTCGCCGTGCTTTTCCTTCCGCAGGTTCAGATGCGAGAACACCGCATCGTGTTGATCGAGTTGGAACATCGGTGGTGCCTCTCGTAGGAGCCGGCCGCGCCGGCGGGAAGTCAGGACCAGGACCACGCCAGCGGCCAGCACATGGCGGCTGCGAGCGCGGCGGTGATGGCGTAGCAGGCGAGGCAGGCGGCGAAGTGGCGCCAGTTGCTGCAGCCGAAGAAGGTCAGGAGGCGCATGCGTCCTCCGACTCGAAGGCGGCAAGCGCCGCAAGCAGGCGCTCGTCGGCCATGACCTGGTCTGTGAGGTCGCGGGCTGCGAGGGAAGCGCGGGCGGCGGACCGCAACTCGATCAGCGGTGCGCGCATCGAGCGCAGCTCCGCCAGCAGGATGCGTGCGTGTTCTGCCATGCGGTCCGCGGTGATCTGCCTACCGCCGTGCTTGGCCGCCGCCTTGTCGGCTTGCTTGCCGTAGCGTGCGGCGCGGTCCGCCCGGTCCCGCAACTGGCGGTCCAGCACGGCCAGAACATCCACACCGCGGCTCACGACAGCACCGCCTGCAGCAGTACGGTGGCCAGCACGCCCAGGCAGAACGCCAGGGCATTGGCGACGACAGTGGCCACCACGTGGTGCCGATGCTCGCGTTCGGCGGCGGTCATACAGCACCGCCTTTCACGCGAGCGACGGCAGCACGCAGATCGGACAGGTCACCGACGCCACTGCAGCAACGGCTCGCCTCGTTGATCAGTTCAGCGACTGCGTGCTGAAGCTGGAGAACTGCGATCTCCGCAGGCTTACCCGCGCGCTGGCCCATCAGGACGGCAATACCCTGCAGTTCTTCGACCGCAAAAACTGCTCGGCTGGGGATGCTTGCGCTCATGCGGCGTCCTCCAAGTGCCCAGCCTCGAAAGCCTTCATCGAGGCGTCCACGCGGCGGGACATGTCGCGGACCAGGTCGGCCAGCTCGCGAAAGTGGGGCAACAGGTAGGCCGGAACCTCCTGCGACAGGAGGTGGGTCATCACATGCCGGGCTTGGCTCAGCTTCTCGACCAGCGGGGCGACGTCGCCCTCGCGCTCCAGCTTTGCCGCCACGTGGTCGCAGGCGAACTGGAAAGCGTCGTCGTTCGGTTCGAACGGTGCGCGGCCGTCATGGCTGCGCTGGGCAGCGCGGGCCAGGTCGTTTGCGGTGCGGACTTCCATGGGTGACCCCGTCTGCATGGCCCAAGTGGGCCGACGGGACTAAACTACAGAATCCTGTAATCCACTGTCAACAGGATTCTGTAATTTTCTTCTGGCCAGAAAAAAAGCCCGCACTGGCGGGCTCGGTGTTTGCTCGGTCTGGAACGTCAGGCTCTGCGGCCCGTCCATATCCAACGGATGAGGCGCCCGGCGGTTCGGTGGTAGAGGAACCAGAGGAAAAGGCCCGTCAACATCACTATCAAGCCGTTGCGCCACCAGAGCCCTGCGCCCTCGTCAGCGTCGATTGCTTCATCAACGAGGGCTTCCGCACTGTTTCCAACGTGCGCAAGAGGGGTCCATCTTGCATCCAGGTCCGCAGGCTGCAACGTCAATTCGAAGTCGGTTGGCGGTATCGGCTTTCCAGCGTCGTAAGCGGCCCACCGTTGCCTTTCCGCTTCGTCCTTCTTCTCCTTCCAGGCCGCGATGAACTCGGGACGCGGGGGAGGTGGTTGTCTCCAAGCATCAGCAGCGACGATCGATCCGGCGATGATTGCAGTCATACCGCCCGCAACAGTCATGACCGCGCCAAGCCTGCTTATCCTGGTCTTCACCCTTCCCAGCTCCCTATCCATCGCACCCGGCCAATGATCTGAATCGGATGCCGGGGGCTATCCAGCCGCTTCGGCTTCCGCCAGTTGTGGTCGCCGCGGGGGTTGTCGGCCTTGAAGAACACCAGGTCGTCGATCACCTCACAGCGCTTTACGTGGTACTCCTTCGCCGCGCCGCCGCCGTCGACCATCACCACGTACATCTGGCCATCTCGTGGGTTGGTATCGCTGGTGTCAAACAGGATGGCGTCCCCGCTGTGGATGCGCGGCTCCATGCTGTCGCCCTTGCCGTACATGACGGCAAGGTTGTTGGGGCGCAGGCGCTTACGGGCCAGCGACTCGGCTCGGAACTTCAGCTTGTGGGTCTCGGCGTACTCCTGGGCCTCGGGGCCGCCGCCAAGGCCGATGGCCTGCGCATAGCCCTCGATATCGGCCCAGTCGCTGTCTTCAGACGCCGATTGGGCATCCGCAGATTTCGGGCCCTTGCCGGTTTCGAGCCAGCGAACAGAGACACCAAGGGCCTCGGCGATGATGTGCAGCTTGGTGCTCGTCTGCATCCCGCCACGTTCCAGCTCCGAAATCGTGCTGTAGCCGATGCCAGTCATTTTGGCCAGCTCGGCCCGACCAATGCCCTTGGCCTCCCGCTCAAGCCTGACTCTGCTGCCGATCGTATTCATGCGGCAATGCTCACAGAGTCCTGTAACAGAATGCTGTTGACGGCAATTACAGGATTCTGTAGCTTGCCGCCATGGACTGGAAAACTCACATCAAGATGCTCATCGAGGCGGGCGCTACTCCGGCCCAAATCGCCGATCGGATCGGAGTCACGGCCAATGCCATCCGCGAAATCATCGCGGGTCGCACCAAGGCTCCACGGGCGGATGCTGCTTTCCGCCTCGCCAACCTGACTGCCGCTGACTTCGCGCCAGTAGATGCGGAGCAGCAGACCCCGGAAACCGGGGCTGCCGCCTGATATGTCCGCCTGCCGCGCTACTGCAGGTTGCCCAGGGTTCGGGCGAGGGAGGCCAGTTCCTTCTTCGCGACCGATGGCCCGGTGTAGCCGGCTGCATCGTGCAGCTGCGCCTGCAGGGTGGCAGCCGCTGGTGACCCTGGAATGAGCGCCTTGCTCACCAGCACCAGCATTTCCTGCAGGGCTTCGGTCTTCGCCTCGGCCTGCCGCAGGCGATGGTCCAGCTTCTTCATGTCGTACATGGTCGTCTCCTTGGACGGTTCGGTGGGTGTTGCAGGCCGACCGTACACAGGCTGCGGGAGCGTTCAACGGACGTCCCCTGTGGCAGGCGGGAAGGGGATCACCACCCCAGGCACCTTCCGCCGCCGCCGCCGCACCACCTGGGCGATTGCCCGCACGTCGACCCGGTCGCCGACCCGCTTCAGCACGAACCACTTCCCACCCATCCGCACCAGGGACAGGACGTTGGCTCCGGCCAACTGATTCGATTTCTCCACAGGCTGCTCTTCGATTCGGGGTGCGGCCATTTTCAGAACCAGTCAGGGGAACGCAGGGGAAAACGTGTTCCCCCTGATTCCCACCCACGGGATAACTGCATGAAAAGTCAGCAAATTACCTATGAAGACGGGTTGACCCGCAACCCAACGCTCCGTGACCACATGGCGACGATGGTCCACCGCGGCGCCGGCCTGACGGCTGTGGCCGGCCAACTGGACATGGCCCCGTCGAAGCTGAGCGAGAAGCTAGCCGGCTGCGACAGCGGTGGCAAACCGCGAGGCCTGTCGATCGACGACCTCGAGCGCTACATCCAGGCCACCAAGGATGTTTCGCCGGTCCACTACCTGATCGAGCGCTACTTGGTCACTCCCGAAGCGGCGACGGCCGAGGCGCTGGCCGAGCTGCACCAGCACCTGTCCAACCTGAGCGGGACGCTCGCCAAGCTGGGGATCAAGTGGCCATGAACGCCAAGACGATCAACCTTGCCGATGCGCAGCGCGAGCGCCGCATCCGCGAGCTGGCCGCAGCCATGAAGGTGGCCACGGCCTGCAACGACCGCCGCGTGCTACACCGCCTTTGGGGCGAGCTGCGCGCTGCTGTGCTGGCCCGCTCCCCTGAGCAGGTGCGAGCCATGGAGCAGCGCCTGGGCGTTGCAGGGCCGGGGGCACGCTGATGGCCAGGATCCGCACCATCAAGCCCGAGTTCTGGTCCAGCGAACAGGTGATGGAATGCTCGCCGATGGCTCGGCTGCTCTTCATCGGCCTGTGGAATTTCTGCGACGACGCCGGCAACCATGTGGCCAGCGCCAAGACCGTGAAGGCGGAAATCTTCCCCGGAGACGATATTTCCTCGACGGATGTTCAGGGATGGCTCGACGAGCTGTCGTCGAATTCCTTGATAGCCTTCTATACCAACGGTTCCAAGGACTTCCTGCACGTTACCGGCTGGAAGAAGCACCAAAAAATCGACCGTCCGACCTTCAAGCATCCGGCGTTTTCGGAGGATGATCGTCGAGCGCTCGACGAGGCCTCACCCCCGGAAGGGAATGGAAGGGAAGGGAATGGAGAGGAAGGGAAAGAGCTTTCCTCGCTACGCTCGGATTCGTCCAACGCCGGTGGCGTGGACCTGCTGGGCGACGCTGCAGGGCAGGGCAAGGCAAAGGGCGACAAGGCCGACCTGAAGGCCCGCAAGGCTGAGCGCATCCTCGAGATCGCCAGCGATGCGCAGGCCGCGTTCAACGCCACCCTGGCCAAGCCGAACGGCCTGCTGGCGAAGTGCACCGTGCTGAACAAGCCCAGGCTGAAGGCCGTGGAGGCAGCGCTGCCGACCGTACGCCAGCTGTGCGCGACGATGTACGGCAGCGAGAAGGTCACGCCGGCGTTCTGGCAGGCCTACTTCGAGACGGCTGCCGATGACGACTTCCACTCGGGCCGCCAGCCCGGTGGCCCTGATCACCCGAACTGGAAGCCCGACTTCGAGTTCCTGCTGCGCGAGGGCGTGATCGCCAAGCTGGCCGACCGCGCCCTGTCGGAGGCCGCATGAGCGCCGTCCGCGACGAGGTGAGCCGCCTGTCGAGCATGTACAGCGACCAGCAGGCCCTGCGCCTGCCGCCGCACAGCATCGACGCGGAGCAGTCCGTGCTGGGCGGCCTGATGCTGGTCAACCGGGCGCTGGTCGAGGTGCAGGACGTGTTGGTGGAGGGCGACTTCTACCGCCGCGACCACCAGCTGCTGTGGCGCTGCATCCTGCAGCTGGCCGAGAAGCGCCAGCCGTTCGATGCGGTGACCATCGGCGAATGGTTCGAGGCTGCCGGGCAGCTGGAGCTGGTGGGCGATGGGGCCTACATCATCGAGCTGGCCAACAACACGCCGTCGGCGGCCAACGTCCGGGCCTATGCCGAGATCGTGGCGGAGAAGGCGAAGCTGCGTGCGCTGATCGATGCCGGGCACGACCTGATCGATGCCGCGTACACCCCGGAGGGTCGCAGCGCGCTCGACCTGATCGGGCATGCCCAGTCTCGCATCGGTGGCCTGCTGGACAGCGAGCCGTGCGACCTGGAGCCGGTGGCACCGGTGATGGCGCGCGTGTTCGACCAGCTTTCCCACGCGGCCGATACCGTCGACGGAATCACTGGCCTGTCCACGAGCCTGGAAGATCTGGACCAGATCCTCGACGGCCTGCTCGGTGGGCGCCTGTACGTGCTGGCGGCGCGGCCCAAGATGGGCAAGACGACCCTGGCGCAGAACATCGCCGAGCAGGTGGCCCTGCGCGCGGGCAAGTCGGTGGCGTTCTTCAGCTTCGAGATGAAGCCAGAGGAACTGGGCAAGCGCATGCTGGCCAACCTGGCAGGCGTCACCGGCGGCAAGCTGCGGTCCGGCAAGCTGGACAACGCCGACTGGCAGAACGTCACGCTCTGGACGCGGAAGATTGGCGAGGCCGCCATGCGGATCAGCCGGCCGCGCATTGCCAAGGTGCAGCACGTCTGCGCCCAGGTCCGCCGCATGAAGGCCCAGGACAACGACCTGGTGCTGGTGGTGGTCGACTACCTGCAGCTGATGCACGTCTCGGGCGACAACCGCGCCGCCGGCATCGGTGACATCACCCGCGCCCTGAAGCTGCTGGCCAGCGAGCTGGACATCGCGGTGCTGCTGTTGAGCCAGCTCAACCGCGACCTGGAGAAGCGCACCGGCGACAAGCGCCCGATCGTGGCGGACCTGCGCGACTCCGGCTCCATCGAGCAGGACGCCGACGCGGTGATCTTCATCTACCGCGACGAGATCTATCACCCCGGCAGCCGCTGGGAGGGAACGGCCGAATTGATCGTGGCCATCCAGCGCGACGGTGCGCCCGGCATGGCACGCGTCGCCTATGCGCCGGAGTATTTCCGATTCTCCGACCTGCCCGAATGGTGGGAGCCGAAGCAGACCAGCGCCTCGGCAGCGCCTGCTGGATCCGCGCCGAGGGCTCGCCGAGGGCTCGCCGCCGCGTTGCCGATGGGGGATCGAGAATGACCCTGACCGCTGCAGCGAAGAAGATCAGCCACGCGAGGCTGCTGGAAGTAATTCGTTACGAGCCTGAGACAGGCGCGTTCTTCTGGAAAGTCGCGACATCGCGAAAGACCCGCGTGGGTAGTGTCATGGCGACCCGCTCAAAGGCGTCGCGTGGTGGGGTCTATCTGCAAGGTCGAATTGATGGGCGGATCTACCGACTGCATCGACTGGCATGGTTCTACATGACCGGCAAATGGCCTGCCAATGAGATCGACCACATCAATGGAGACTCAACGGACAACCGTTGGACGAACCTCCGGGACGTGCCTCGAGCAGTGAATCAGCAGAACGTTCGATCAGCCAAGCGCAACTCGAAGACAGGCCTGCTGGGAGTAATCCCCGCCAGGGGCGGGAAGTTCCGCGCTGCCATTCGAGTCGGCCAGCAGTTCCATCACCTCGGGCACTTCGGCACAGCTGAGGAAGCGCATGCGGCTTACGTCTGCGCAAAGCGTCGCCTGCATGAGGGGAGCACTGTATGAAACAGACGGAAGCAGCGCGAAAGGTGAAGGCCAAGCGCGCACGCCGGCCTATCTACCTGGTGGTGGCAAAGCTGATCGACCCAAACACCGGTGAATTGGTGGGCGCCTTGGTGCCGGCCCATGAAGTCGACCAGCGCCTGATGCGCGAACGCAAGTTCCGCCTGGGCCGGGAAATCCGCGGCGAGCTGAAGCAGCCGCGCGACGGCAGCCAGCACCGGCTGATCCACAAGATCGGGCACCTGATGATCGACAACGTAGAGGGCTGGGAGCAGCTGGACGCCCACGACGCGGTGAAGCGCCTGCAGCTGGACGCCGATGTCTGCTGCGAGACGGTGGAGATGGATGCCACCCCGGTCATCGCCGCGGTGCTGGACGCCTGCGAGTCGCTGCTGGGGCAGGGCGCCCGCAAGGTGCTGGCCGGCGTGCTGCCGGCGATCAGCACCATCCCGGTCAAGCGCGCCGAGAGCCTGTCATTCGACGAGATGGAACAGGCCAGGTTCCAGGAACTGTTCGACGGCCTGACCGAACACATTTCCCGCCACTACACCCACGTGATGCTCGACGACGTGCGCGCCGAGTTCTGGGATATGGCCGGCCAAAACAGGAGGGTTGCTTGATGTGCATCTTCCACAAGTGGAAGCCCCATTTTGTTCTTGTGCCGAGGCATTGGGTGCAGTTCCAGCGGCTTGTTACCCCATCGTTGTTCACCGGGCCGCCGTATCTGATGGAAATCCCTGGCGTCGGCTATTGGTCGACCAAGAAGCTGGTTGGGCACCGGTGCACGCGCTGCGGGAAAAAGAAGGGGGCCAAGTGATGGACGCCATCGAGAAGCGGGCGCGGGAACTGCTGGGTGCGCAGTTCACCCCTGAGGGGCGCGAGCAGTTCGAGCGCGGGCAGGCGGTAGTGGTCACCACCGCCAGCGCACTCAACGCCATCATCGCCGCCCTCACACCGCCCGAGGGGTTCGTGCCTGAGCGCAGCGTGCTGGTGGCTGCCACGCGGCTCCGGAAGCTGGCCAGTGCGGCCACTCCCATGGGGCGCGCTGCCTATATCAAGGCTGCCGAGATGGTCGAGATGGCGGTTGCCGCCGCTCGTGCCGAGGTGCCGTGATGCGCACCAAGAACGCCAAGGCCTTCACCCCGGCAGAGAAGCGCCACGTGGATGCGGTGAAGCTGCTGCCTTGCAGCGTCTGTAGCCGACCAGGCCCCAGCGACGCCCACCACATCAACCAGGGCCAGCACTTCACCACCGTGGCCCTGTGCAAGGACTGCCATCAGGGCAGCTTCAACGGCATCCACGGCCAAAAGCGTATGTGGCTCGTCATGAAGATGGACGAGCTGGCCGCCCTCAACGTCACCCTTTCCCGGCTGCAGCTGAAGGAGGCCGCACGATGATCCACCTCACCCTCCCGTATCCGATCAGCTCGAACCGTTACTGGCGCGCTGTGATCATCAAGGGGCATGCCGTCATGGTCCCGACCAAGGAGGCGAAGGCCTACAAGGCAGAGGTTGCTTGGCTGGCCAAGGCTGCAGGTATCGGGCAACCGCATTCTGGCCGCATCGCGCTGACCATCCGCCTGTACCCGAACCTGCCGCAGGACTGGGCGAAGCGCGCGCGCAAGGATCCGCACACCTGGGACGACACGGTGCAGTGCATCGACCTGGGCAACTGCGAGAAGGTCTTGTCCGATGCCCTCAACGGCGTGGCGTGGGTGGACGACAAGAAGCACCGCCGCATCCTGCTCGAGCGCATGGAGCCGGACGCCAAGGGCGCCCGCGTCGAGCTGGTCATCGAACACCTGGCCGCGGCACCCAGTCTGTTCGGCGAGGCCGCCGCGTGACCACTGCCGAGGCCCGTACGCGGAAGCGATACAACGCCTACCTGCGCCGGCATGGCCGGTGCGCGGTGTGCACCATGCGGGCCGCCGGCAGCAGCCCGGCGCACTGCAAGGGCTGGCCCGAGAGGCAGGGGAGCTGTGACACCGACGGAAAGCTGCCGGTGTTCCGATTCGATGAGAGCGTGCTGAAGGGGATGCGCGATGCAGACTGACCTGATGAGCGATTACATCCGGCGACGCATGGAGCATTGGGGCGAAGAGTTCGCGCTGCACAAGGACTGCGAGTACCTGGGTCACGCGTCGAAGAACCTGCTGGCGGTGCTTATGGAGCACCACGAAATGCCGGGCAGGGCGACTGGCTACAAACCGCTGGAGATCAACCCGGAGGCGCAGCAGATCGAGGACGCGGTGTTCGAGATCAGCCGGCACGCGCCTGCCATTGGCTGGGTGCTGCGCGCCTACTACTGCGGCCAGGGCCGGCGGAAGATCGAGCGCTGGCACACGGCGAACTCGCTGCTGCAGATGTCGGGGCTTCCGACCGTCAGCCAGGCCAGCTACGTGGATATGGCCAGGCGCGGCACCGAGCGCGTGCACGGGATGCTGCTGGCCGTCGCGTCTGCGGCCTGAACACGCCTTGGCAAGTCGTTCGGGCCAATGCACAATGGCCGCCGGATCGACTGGGCGACACCAAGGCCCCATATCTCGTTGAGGCCCTCTGTCCCAGCACACCCGCTGGGCACGGTCTATATACGTAAAGGAGCTAAGGGCCGGTTTAATACCCGGAGGCAGTTCGATCCACTTTCTTCAGGCTGATCGCGCTTGACAGGTTAATCCTGAAGGCGTAGAAATCCCGCAAGCTGAAATAGCTACCTCTTTCAACGGCTCGCCCTCACCGGCGGGCCGTTTTTCGTTTCTGCGGGCGTAGGCCAGAGGTCCAGGCTGCCGGGCTCATAACCCGGAGATTCGCCGGTTCGAATCCGGCCCCCGCAACCATCCACGCCCGTCCACCCTCACCGGACCAACTCGCCGAGCCTGCCGGGCTGCGGTGACGGGCGCCCTTTGCCGGAGATCCGCCCATGTCACAGCTGCCGCTGCCGATGACCCCAGCGCAGTGCCTGCAGCACGTGGTCGTGCCGGCGCTCGCCCTGCTGGGTGCAGCCCGCTACGACTCGCCCGAGGCGCGCGTGCTGATGCTGGCCATTGCCGGGCAGGAATCCGGCCTGGCTCACCGCCGCCAGGTGAAGGGTCCGGCCCGTGGCCTGTGGCAGTTCGAGCAGGGCGGTGGCGTGCGCGGGGTGCTGAACCACCCGTCGACCCGGGCAGCGGCTGCGCTGCTCTGCGGCGCGCGCGGGGTCACCGCAACGCCGGCCGCCGTGTATGCCCAGCTGGAGCAGGACGACATCCTGGCCGCTGGGTTCGCCCGCCTGCTGCTGTTCACGCTGCCCAAGCGCCTGCCGCCGATCGGCAACGTCTCGGTGGCTTGGGCGCAGTACCTGGACGCCTGGCGCCCCGGCAAGCCGCACATCGACCGTTGGCCGAGGAACTACCGCGCCGCGGTTGAGGCGGTAAGGGCGTGACGATGGAAGTCCAGCCGAGCCAGGACGGCCGCACCCGCGTTTCCCTCGGCCCGGTGGAAAAGTGGTTCGTGACCGCTTTTGCCGGATTCATCGTCGCCGGCGGGTACTGGCTGATCAGCTCCATGCAGGCGGTTCTGACCCAGCAGCAGGTGACGAACCAGCAGATGGCCACGGTGCAGCAGCAGCTGCAGACCTTCAACACCCAGCTGGCCGACGTCCCAGCACTGAAGCTCGAACTGGCCAAGCAGGCCGTACAGGTCGAGCAGAACAAGGCTGACATCAAGGAGCTGAAGCAGCTCAGGGGGTTGAAGTGAAGGATCGATTCAACTGGCAGGGCGTGGCTGGTCGCGCCAGCACCTGGCTGGGCACGTTGGCCGGCGCTGCCGCTGCAGCACTCGGCGCCTACGCGCTGATGCCGGAGCGGGCGCAGAACCTGTTCCCCGAGTGGGGCCTGATCGTGCTGGGCGGCCTGGCCGTCGGCGGCGCCTTCCTGGTCCCCGTGGCTACCAGCTTCAAGCAGAAACCCAAGCGCCCAAAGGAGGGCCTGTGAACGACAAGACCATCGAGCAGGAAATCCAGTCCAAGGGCCTGAACGCCCCGCGCGTGACGCCGGATCAGGTAAGTGCCGAGATCGTTGGCGAGACCTTCACGGTGCTGCCCAACGGGCGCACGACCGTGTGCCAACTGACGCTGCGCAACGGCTTCACGGTGGAAGGGATCTCGGCCGCAGTCAGTATCGAGAACTTCGACGCTGAGATAGGGAACAAAGTTGCGCGCCAGAACGCTCTCGGCAAGGTATGGGAGCTGCTGGGCTTCCGCCTGCGCGATGACCTGGTGCGCTCGGCGCTGACTGATGCCGATGCGCAGGCCGATCTGGCTGGCACTAGCCGGCCGGATCACCCGAGACACTCCGTTGCTAATCCCTGACCCGCTGCGGCCCTACGTGGGCCTGATCCGCGCAGGGCTGTGGGTCGCCGCGGTGGGTGCTGTCCTGCTGATGGGCGCCCGGCTCGGGTCGGACTACCGGGCGAAGAAGGACCAGACACTGATCGCCGCCGCCGAGAAGCGGCGTGATAAGGCCCAGGCAGCCGCGGACGAGAACCTGCGCGCCGCCAACGCCTGCGGCCAGCTGCTGCAGGAGGTGAACCGGCAGACCCAGCTGGCCATCGACGAATCCGCCCGCCAGCAGCAGGCAGCCAAGGAGGCCGCACGGCAGGCCGAAGCAGCTGCAGCCCAGAGCCAGCGTCGCGCTACCCAAGCCGAGCATGCCCTGCAGGCGGCCAAGACCCAGCCGGGATGCCGGCAGCAGTTGGAGCAGACCCTATGCGACGCCATTCCGTTGCTGTGATCCTGGCGGCGGCCCTGCCGCTGTGCGGGTTCGGCAGCTGCAGCAAGGCCCAGAAGCCGGACATCCCGCAGACCGTGTACGTCACCGTCGAGCGCACGGTCTCGGTGCCCGGGGCGCTGACCTCCCGCTGCCCGGTGAAGCGTGCCAAGGAGCGCACCATCGAGAGCGTGGTGTCGGCCTACAACGCCAACATCACCAGCCTGGAGCAGTGCAACGGCCAGCTGGAAGCGATCGAGAAGCTGGGCGCTGATGCCCAAAAGGCCGAGGGCCGGTAAGTGGCACGACCGAGCAAGTTCACCCAGAAGCTGGCAGACGCGATCTGCGAGCAGCTGGTCGATGGCAAGAGCCTGCGCACCATTTGTTCCACGGCAAAGATGCCCGGCCGTTCCACGGTTGTGCGTTGGCTGGCTGAGAACGAGGCATTTCGGAACCAATACGCGCGTGCGCGTGAGCTGCAGGCCGACACGCTGGCCGACGAGATCCTCGACATCGCCGATAAGGCGGTGATGGGCGAGAAGCTGAAGAAGGATGGACGGGGCAAGGTCATCGAGCGCCGCACAGGCGATATGGTCGAGCGCTCCAAGCTGATGATCGATGCCCGGAAGTGGTACGCCGGCAAGCTGCAGCCCAAGAAGTACGGCGAGCGCGTTGCCCTGGACCATGGCGTGCAGGACAACCTGGCCGACCAACTGAGGGCCGCCCGTGAGCGCGCAGCTGGCCGCGAGTCCTGAGCAGCAGCTGGTCGAAGCGATCGGCTCGTTCCAGCACGACCCGCTTGGGTATGTGCTGTTCAACTTCCCGTGGGGCGTCAAGGGCGGCCCGCTGGATGGCAAGAAGCTGCGCACCTGGCAGCGCCGGCAGCTGGAGAAGATCGGCAAGAGGCTGCAGGCCGGTGCCGCTGATGCGGGCGAGGTGATCCGCCAGGCCGTCGGCTCAGGCCACGGCATCGGCAAGTCGGCCCTGGTGGCCATGCTGATCAAGTGGGCCTTCGACACGTTCGAGGACACCCGCGGCGTGGTCACTGCCAACACCGACAACCAGCTGCGCACCAAGACCTGGGCCGAGCTGTCGAAGTGGCACGGGATCAGCCTCACCAAGGACTGGGCCACGCTGACCGCCACCGCGCTGATCAGCAACGCCCCGGGGCACGACAAGACCTGGCGCATCGATGCGGTGCCGTGGTCGCAGAACAACACCGAGGCCTTCGCGGGCCTGCACAACGAGGGCCGGCGCATCCTGCTGGTGTTCGACGAGGCCTCCGCCATCGCCGACAAGGTGTGGGAAGTGGCCGAGGGCGCGCTGACCGACCAGGGCACCGAGATCATCTGGACTGCCTTCGGCAACACCACCCGCAACACCGGCCGCTTCCGCGAGTGCTTCCGCCGGTTCAAGAACAGCTGGGACACCGAGCAGATCGACAGCCGCACCGTTGAGGGTGTGAACCTGGTCGAGGCCGCGCGCATGGTCGCCGACTACGGCGAGGACAGCGACGTGGTGAAGGTCCGCATCCGCGGCATGTTCCCCTCGATGTCGGCCAAGCAGTTCATCAGCGAGGCGGACGTGGTGGCTGCCTACGGCCGGCACCTGCGGCCCGAGCAGTACAACTGGGCTCCCAAGGTCATCACCCTGGACCCGGCGTGGGAAGGCGACGACGAGCTGGTGATCAGCCTGCGGCAGGGCCTGATGTTCAAGGTGCTGCGGACGCTACCCAAGAACGACAACGACATCCACGTGGCCACGGTGCTGGCGCAGCTGGAGGACGAGCACAAGGCCGACGCCGTGTTCGTGGACGCCGGCTACGGCACCGGCATCGTGTCCGTGGGCCGCACCTGGAACCGCGACTGGCGGCTGGTTTGGTTCTCGGCCGAGTCGGGCGACCCGGGCTGCCTCAACAAGCGCGCCGAGATGTGGAAGAAGGCCCGCGACTGGCTGAAGGAAGGCGGCGCCATCCCCGAAGACCCGCAGCTGCGCGACGAGCTGCAGGCGCCGGAGACCGTGCCGCGCCTGGACGGGAAGATCCAGATCGAATCCAAGAAGGACATGAAGCGCCGCGGCATGCCGAGCCCCAACCGGGCCGACTCGCTGGTGATCTCCTTCGCATACCCGGTCATGGCCAAGCCGCGGCACCCCGATGGGTCGCCCGTCCAGCCGTATGACCACGCCGACCAGCAGGCCGGCGAACCCTACAACCCGCTGTCCTGAAGGAATCCCCATGTGCAACTCCGCCCCCAAGGTGAAGCCGGTCGCCGCCCCGCCCGAGGTGGGCGCAGAGTCGATCGACGACGCCGCCATCGGCGAGCGCGATCGCGAGCGTCAGCGCCAGCGTCTGCGCTACGGCCGCACGTCCACCATCTTGGCCGGCGACACGAGCGCGGCCATGCCGACCGCCTCGGTCAAGACGGCGCTGGGGGGCTGACCACATGTGCACCTCGCGCCAGGTGATCGATCCGGGTGGCCTGCTGTTCGGCGACAAGACAGCCAAGTACGCCGACCCGCTGGGCATCACCAAGACAGCCGTAGGCGACCCGACCGGCCGCGTTCGCCGTGCCCGGCAGGAGGCCGAGGACGAGCGCAAGACCTTCCAGCGCAGCGGTGTCACCTCTGTGGCCTACCGCTCTGCTGCACCTACCACCGCGCTGGGCGGCACCGTCCCGCGCAACACCCTGCTGGGGGGCGGCTGATGGACAAGATGGAACTGCGCGCACACTGCCGGCGCCGCAAGAAGGCGATGCAGGATGCCCAGACGGACTGGGTGCCGGACTGGCGCCAGGTGGCCGAATACGTCGACCCGACGCGCGGCCGCTTCTACGGCGAGAACGACAACAAGCCGCGCAAGCGCAACCGCGCCAAGGTGATCAACAGCACCGCGACCGAGGTCCTGCGCGTAATGGCGGCCGGCATGATGTCGCACATGACGCCCAAGGCGCAGCCCTGGTTCCGTGTGACCACACCGGACCCGGCGATGGCCGAGCAGTTCGGCGTCCGCGTCTGGCTGGACGATGTGGCGGCACGGATCCGGGATGCCCTGGCCAGCAGCAACTTCTACAAGGCCATGCCGGTGGTCTACACCGAAGACGGCCTGTTCGGCACCGCGCCGATGCTGATCTTGGAAGACCCTAACGAGGTCGTGCGCTTCTACTCGCTGACGGCCGGCACCTACGCTGTCGGCCTGGACGATCAGCAGCGCGTCGACTCGCTGTGGCGCCGCTACACCAAGACCGCGCGCCAGCTGGAGCAGCGCTACGGGAAGGAGAAGCTGCCGGCGCGTGTGCGTGAGGCGCTGCCGCAGAACGGCGACCGCACGTTCTGGGTCGAATCGCTGATCGAGCCGAACCCCGACGAGCGGCCTGGCATCGGTCCGCTGGGCCTGCAAGCGCCGCAGTACCGCGCCTATCGCGAGGTGGTGTGGATCGATGGGTGCGGTGAGGGCGAGAGCGGGGTGATCGACATCGGTGGCCATTACGAGGCGCCGCATGTGGTGGCTCGCTGGAACCCGGTCGCGGAGGACGTCTACTCCACCTCCCCAGCGATCGACTGCCTGGGCGACATCAAGCAGCTGCAGTATCTGGAGGGCGAGAAGCTGCGCCTGATGGAGCAGATGTCGGACCCGACCCTCGGCGCCCCCGAGTCGCTGCGGCGCACCGGCGGCGCCAGGCTGCGCAAGGGCGGGATGATCTACCTGCCGCAGGATTCGGTGAACGCGAACGTCGCCCCGGTCTACACGCCTGACCCGAGGGGCCTGCAGCAGATCCGGGAAGAGATCGCCACGGTCGAGCAGCGCATCCAGCGGTCGTTCTTTTACCAGCTGTTCCTGATGCTGGAGGCCCTTGGCGACAAGACCGACCGCACGGCTACCGAGATCGCCACCCGCAAGGAAGAGAAGGCCGCGGTGCTGGCGCCCACGCTGGAGTCCATCACCGACGAGGTCCTGGACCCGGTGATCATCCGCGTGTTCCGCCTGCTGGAGCGTGCTGGCCGGATTCCCGAACCGCCGCAGATCCTCGCCTCGGTGCCCCTGAAGATCGAGTACACCAGCATCCTGGCCCAGGCCGCGAAGGCTGCAGCAGTGGGTTCCATCGAGCGCACAGTGCAGTTCGTTGCCGGTGTTGCTCAGGCCACCGGCAATCCCTCGGTAATGGACAAGCTGGACGCGGACCAGGTGGTGGACGAGTACACCGCGGCTGTGGGCGGTCCTGCAGCGATCGTTCGCAGCGAAGACGCCGTGGCCAGCATCCGCGCTGACCGCGCCCAGCAGCAGCGCCAGCAGCAGCTTGCGGCGGCCGCTCAGCCCCTGAAGGACGCTACCCAGGCACTGAAGACCGCCAGCGACACGGTTCCCGAGGAAGGCTCGGCGGCCCAGGCGCTGATCGACGCTATGCAGGGGGCCGCATGAGCAGGCCTGGCCGTAGTCCGGAAGACGACGAGCAAGAACGCCGGGAGCGCCAGTTGGCCGCGCTGGAGCTGCGCCAGCTGCGCGAGGACGTCCGCACCGTCCTGGCGGACCCCGTAGGACGCCGTGTGGTCTGGACGTTCTTACAGGCCATGGGCGTGGACATCAGTGCGTTCAACACCAACGCCATGGCGCAATCGCGCGCCATCGGCCGGCAGGAGGCCGCCCAGTGGTGGCTCCTGGCCATCCGCGACAACTGTCCGGAGCGCGAGGCACAGATGCGCGCCGAGGCCAACAATCAACTGAAGCGGCTGCTTTCACAGCTGCAGCAACCAGAGGAAACCAACGATGTCGACTGAATCCGCCACCACGACCAGCACCCAAAACTCTGGCGAAGGCGAGGGCAGTAACACCACCACCAGCACCACGGGACAGCAGGGCACCGGCGGCAATGGCCAGTCGGGCACCGAGGGTACGGGGGATGGGGGTGACGCGAAGGGCGATACCGGCAAGGATACCCAGGGCGAAGGCGGCAATGCCGGCAAGTCCGACGGTGACACCGCTGCAACCGCACCGGAGCACTACGAGGCATTCAAGGTGCCGGAAGGGTTTTCCCTTGAAGGCGATCGCCTCGGTCAGGCCACCGAGTTCTTCAAGGCCAAGGGCTGGTCGCAGGAGCAGGCCCAGGAGGCCATCGACCTGTACACCCGCATGGCCGGCGAGGACGCGGCGGCACTGCAGCAGGCTGTGGAAGCACAGCGCCTGCAGCAGCTGGAGCAGTGGGGCGAACAGGCCAAGGAACAGCTGGGCACGAAGTACGACGAGACGGTGAGTCTGGCCACCACCGCGGTGAAGGCCGTGAACGACCCGGAGCTGACCAAGGCGTTCAACGAGCTGGGCTGGGGCAACCACCCGAGCCTGATCAAGGCGTTCGCGTTCTTCGGCCGTCTCGGCCGCGACAGCCCCATGGACGGGCTCGGTGGTTCGACCACCAGCGGGACCGGTGACCGCAGTCTGGGTCAGCGCATGTACCCGGACATGAAGTAACCCCACCCCTCAACCACACCACCCCTCAGCCGCCGCAAGGCGGTTTTTTCATTTCAAGGAGCAAGCACCATGCCTGTTATCGGAAACACCATGCCGACCCTGCTGGAGGCATCCAAGCTGTACACCGGCGATGGCACCCCGCTGCCGGTGGCCGAACTGCTGACCGAGCAGAACCCCATCCTCGACGACATCCCGTGGTTCGAGTCGAACCAGACCACCGGCGAACGCCTGGCGGTCCGCACCGGCCTGCCGTCGGCCGTGTACCGCAAGCTCAACGCTGGTATCCCGGCCAGCAAGAGCCGCTATGCGGACGTCACCGAGTCGACCGGCATGCTCACCTCGCTGGGCAAGATCGACAAGGCGCTGGCCGACCTGTCCCCGAACGCGGCCGACTTCCGCGTGCGCGAGAACATGGGCCACTTCACCGCGATGAACCAGACCTTCGCGGACCGCCTGTTCTACGGTGATACGGACATCAACCCCGAGCAGTTCCTGGGCTTCGCGCCGCGCTTCAGCACCGCTGATCCGGACGATGCCGAGAACGCGGTGCAGCTGATCGATGGTGGCGGCACCGGCACGGACAACTCGTCGATCTGGCTGATCGGCTGGGGCAAGGAAGGTGCCTACGGCATCTACCCGAAGGGCTCGAAGGCCGGCCTGGTCCACCAGGACTACGGCGTCGAACTGGTCAAGGATGCCGACGGCAACGAGTTCCCGGCCTATCGCGACTGGTTCGAATGGCACCACGGCATCGCCGTGAAGGACTGGCGCAACATCGTCCGCGTCGCGAACGTGGACATGAGCGCCCTGACCAAGGACGCCTCGGCCGGCGCCGACCTGATCGACCTGATGGTCCAGGCGGTCGAGCAGATCAACGCGCCGGAAGCCGTGAAGCTGGCGTTCTACGTGCCGCGCACCGTCCGCAGCTTCCTGCGCCGCCAGATCACCAACAAGGACAACGTCTGGCTGTCCATGGGCGAAGTGGCCGGCCGCAAGGCGGTCCAGTTCGACGGCATCCCGGTGCGCCGCGTCGACGCCCTGTCGGTCAACGAATCGGCGATCACCTTCCCGTAATCGGGGAGGTGTGCCGCAACCCATCCAACCCGGAGCAACGCAATGATCCTCGACGCACAGAACGAGTTCTCCAACGGCCAGGCAGTCACCGCCTCGGCCATCTCCACCAACGTCATCGACACCGGTACCGACAAGAACCCGGTGAAGGACCTGGGCGGCCCGGAGCCGATCTATCTGGTCATCCAGGTGGATACCGACTTCGCCGCTGCCGGCGCCGGCACCCTGGCCGCGAGCCTGGAATCCTCCGCTGCGGCGGGCCTGACCTCGGCGAATGTCCACTTCAGCACCGGCGCCCTGGCGCTGGCCACGCTGAAGTCCGGCAACACCGTGGCCGTGGTGGCCCTGCCCATCGGCGACTACCTGCGCTACCTGGGCGTGCGCTACACGGTCGGCACCGGCCCGATGACCGCTGGTGCCGTCTCGGCGTTCCTGACGCGCGACCCGCAGCTGTACCGCGCCTACTGGGCCGCTGTGGGCAGCTGATCCCCGCCGAAGGCACCAGCGGTGCCATCACCGAGCCGGCGGCAGAAGTCGCCGGCTCTTCTACGACCGAACAGGAGTCGAAGATGTCCGAAGCAACCAGCAAGAGCGCCCAGCGCTCCAACAAGGCCGTGCGCGGCAGCCTCCCCGCCGAAGGCACCAGCGGTGCCCTGTACGAGGTGACCAAGCGCACGCACAAGATCAACGGCCGCGACTACGAGCCCGGCGAAAAGGTGTTCTGGTCCGGTACGCCCGGCCTGCTGCTGAAGCCTCTGAACGACGAGGCCAAGGCCGCGGTGAAGGAAGCCGAAGCGGCCCGCGCCAAGGCAAAGGCGGCGGCCGAAAGCAAGAAGACCGGTCGATAAGGAGCAGCCATGGCTTCCCAGGTCCAAATCTGCAACCTGGCCCTGGGCAAGCTGGCCCAGGACATCACGATCACCTCGCTCACCGAGCGCTCCAAGGAAGCCCGGGTGTTCTCGCGCCTGTGGGATCCTATGCGCGACCTGGTGCTGGCCGACCGGCTGTGGCCGTGGGCCATCCGTGCGCAGCGCCTGGCGGTCGACGCTGAGGCCCCGATGCCGGGCTGGAGTATCCGATACGCGCGGCCCAGCGACTGCATCAGCGCCATTGCCGTGACGGGCGAGCAGGGCATGCGCATCGGCCGGCGCTTGGCCAGTTGGTGCGATTCCCGCTTCGTGCGGACCCACGGCATCGAGTTCGAGCAGGCGATGGGCGAGCAGGGCACGTCGCTGCTGTGCGACCACGCCAAGGCCTGGCTGATCTACGTGGCGCGTGTGGAAGATCCCGAGCGCTACCCGCCGCACTTCGTGGATGCGCTGGCCTGCAAGCTGGCGGAGGAAAGCGCGTCGGCCATCATCGGTGGCAACGGCTTCTCCAACAAAGGGAGCCTGAAGCAGCTGTACCAGCTGGCACTGAGCCAGGCCGCCGCCCACGACTTCAACGAGGCCGACGAGGACGAGCGCCAGCCGTCCATGGCCCAGATGGCGAGGGGCTGACATGGCACGCATGCTGCAACCGAGCATGTCCGGCGGTGAGCTTGCGCCGGGCCTGCAGGGCCGCGTCGATATGGTGCGGTTCGCCATCAGCCTGAAGACGTCCCGCAACGTCATCACCAAGCCCACCGGCGGCGCGGCCAAGCGGCCGGGTCTGATCTTCCGGGGCGAGGTGAAGCACTCCGACCGCGACACCCGCCTGGTGCCCTTCATCTATTCCACGGTGGTCAATTACCTGATCGAGATGGGCGACGGCTACCTGCGGTTCTGGGTGGACGGCGCGCTGCTGCGGGACGGTGACGGCGGCATCGTGGAGGTGGCCACGCCGTACACCGGCACGATGATCTACGACGTGCGGTTCACCCAGTCGGCGGACATCCTCTACCTGGTGCACCCGTGGGTGCCGCCGAAGGAGCTGCGCCGCACTGCGGCCGACAGCTTCGCGCTGCGCGACTTCGTGTTCCGCCGCGGGCCGTTCCGACCGTTCAACACAGACGAGGCCGCGCTGATGGCCGTGTCGGCCGTGCAGGGTGTGGTCACCGTCACCACCAACGTGGCCACCTTCACCCCGGAAATGGTCGGCTCGCTGATCTACGCCGAGGAAAAGGAACTGCGCTCAGTGAAGCCCTGGGTGGCTGCCGAGAAGAACGTGCCGCTCAACGCCCTCCGCCGCAGCGACCAGAAGGTCTACCGCGCCGTGAGCGTGCCCAGCACCGCCGGCCTGAGCGGCGATGACCCGTATTACGTCTGCGGCAGCGTGCGCCCCGTGCACGACGTGGGCCGGGCCTTCGATGGGCCGCAGGACGTCAAGGACGACGGCGTGCAGGAGTACGTGGTGGGCGTGGAGTGGGAATACGTGCACGGCGGCTTCGGCATCGCCGAGATCACGGCCTACACCAGTCCCTACCAGGTCACCGCCACGGTGATCGAGCGCATGCCCGACAGCATCCTCGGCACGGCGCCGCCGCCGGTGGCCGGCCCGTGGACCTTCGATGGTGACGGCACCACCACCGAGTTCAGCATCACCGGCGCCACCAGCGATTCCTACTTGGACTACCGCGTGACCATCAACGGCGTCCCGGTCCAGTCCAATCCGTTTTACCCCGGCGGCAGCGGCACCGGTGGCACCAACACCGGCGGCATCGGCCGCGGCAACTCGAATGCGCAGGAGGCCATGTAATGGCACAGGGTTGGACCATCAACAGGGCGGGGGAGAAGATCAACTTCTTCGAGCCGCCGCCGACCGGCACCGGCAACGTGGTCGTCACCCAGTACGCGGCAGGCGCTGTGGGCGGAACCGACGTCTGGGCCGTGGGCGCCTTCTCCTACCGCTACGGCTACCCCGGCGAGGTCGAGTTCTACGCCGATCGCCTGTGGCTGGCCGGCACGCCTGGCGATCCGCAGACGGTGTGGGCGTCGAACATCGGCGATTACAACAACTTCGGCCGAAGCTCGCCCATCATCGACAGTGACGCGGTGTCCTTCACCATCAACGCGCGCCAGGTCAACGCGATCCGCGACCTGGTGCCGCTGGACAGCCTGCTGGTCCTGACCACGGGCGGGGAATGGAAGGTCACCGGCGGGCAGGACGACGTGGTGACGCCCAGCACCATCGGCATCAAGCCGCAGTCCAGCTATGGCACCGGCAACCTGCAGGCGCGCGTCCTGGGCGAGTCAGCGATCTTCCTGCAGGGGCAGGGCCAGCGCGTGCGGGATCTGGCCTATCAGTTCGAGAAGGACGGCTTCCGCGGCAACGACCTCAGCATCTGGGCTGATCACTTGACCGAGGGCTACAGCTTCCGGGGCATCGAGTTCAGCACGGCGCCGTGGCCCATCGTCTGGCTGCCGCGCAATGACGGCGTGCTGGTGGGCTGCACCTACCTGCCCGAGCAGGAGGTTACCGGCTGGCACCGGCATGACACCGGGCGCGACCTCAACGACCCCACCGTCGGGGATGGCCAGGTGCTGGACGTGTGCAGCCTGCCTGGTGAGTTCGAGACCCAGACCTACGCCCTGGTGAAGCGCGTGGTTAACGGCCAGACCGTGCAGTACATCGAGCAGCTGGCGCCAACGCGTTACGACGATCCGCTCGACTGGAAGTACGCCGACAGCCTGCTGACCTTCGATGGACGGAACAAGGCGGGGACGACCATCGCGCTGTCGACCGCCGGCGGCTGGACCGAGAACGACACGATCACGGCCACCGCCAGCGAGCCGATCTTTGCCGGTGCTGGCGACGTGGGCGACATCCTGCTGATCACGGCCGGCAGCGACCGGGTTCGCGTGCGCATCGCCGCGTTGACCTCGAGCACGGTGGCCACGGTCGAGTCGATTGGGGAGGTGCCGGCATCCCTGCGCGGTGTCCCGCTGCAGGACTGGACCTTCCAGCGCAGCACGATCTCGGGCATGGACCACCTCGAAGGCAAGGCCGTTGTAGCGCTGGTGGATGGCAACGTGCAGCGGGATCTGCAGGTGGTCGACGGCGTGGTCGAGCTGCACAGGCCTGGCGGTGTGGTGCACGTCGGTCTTCCGTATGCGGCCCACATCGAGACCCTGGAGGTCAACTCGAACGGCGGCGACCCCCTGCGGCCGATGAAGAAGCTGATGTTCGAGGTGGCGCTGCTGGTGCGCGAAACGCGCGGGGTCTACGTCGGCACGACCATGGACACGCTGGACCCGATCGCACAGCGCGACTTCGAGGACTACGACGAGCCGACCAAGGCTTACACCGGCGTGATCCGGAAGAACATGAGCTGCCGCTGGGGCGTGGATGCTGGCCACTTCCACATCTTCAGCGACGACCCGCTGCCGATGGAGATCCTGTCGCTGATGCCGCAGGTGGTGGCGTCGGAATGAAGGTCACCGCAGAGCTGGTGCCGGCAGAGGCCGGCCATATCGCAGCGATTGCGGCAGCGGCGAGGCCGGCCGACGTCGACGAGCTGTGGGCCTGCGAACGCACCACCCCGGCCGAAGCTCTGCACCGCGGCCTGGCCGGCAGCGCCGAAGCATGGACGGCCATGGTTGGGGACGTGCCGGTGTGCATGTTCGGCGCCACGCCGTACTCGATCCTCGGCGGCATCGGCACGCCCTGGATGGTCGGCTCGACCGGGCTCAACCCGTTCGCCGTCCAGAAGGAGCTGCTGCGGCTGTCGCGCCCGGCGCTGGCCAGGATGCAGCAGGCCTTCCCCTCGATGCTGTTCAACGTCGTCGACCAGCGCAACACCGCCGCGCAGCGCTGGCTGCACTGGCTGGGCTTCCACTTCCTCGCGCCGGTGCCGGTCGGACCGGACAGCGCCCCTTTCATCCCGTTCTACTGGAGCGCATAACGTGTGCAATCCCGCCATCGCCCTACTGGCGACCACCCTTGTCACCGGCGCCTACCAGGCCGACGTCCAGCGTAAGCAGGGCGAGGCCAACGCGCAGGTGGCCGAGAACAACGCAATGCTGGCGCAGCAGGACGCCGATGCCAGCAACGCCATGGCCACCCGCGAGATGGAGCAGCAGGCTTGGCGCACGCGCGCCATGGTCGGCCAGCAGCGCGCTGCCATCGCCGCCAACAACGTCGACCCGACGCTCGGCACGCCGGCGGAGATCCTGGGCGAGACCGCCATGTTCGGAGAGGTCGACCAGCAGACCATCCGGATGAACGCCGCCCGGCAGGCATGGGGCTTCAACGCCCAGGCGCAGAACCAGCGGACGCAGGCCTCGCTGTCGCGCTGGAACGGTAACGCACAGGCGACGGGCACCATTCTGGGCTCGCTGGCCAGTGCAGCCAGCATGGGCATGGGCGGCATGGGCGGGGCCGGCAGGTCGGCGGTGGGCGCGCGCACGACCGGCACCATCAACAACGGCGGCTGGGCGGGAGGGTACGCCTGATGGCCACCATCATCCCGCGTACCGCCGGGCCGCAGGTCCAGCTGCAGCAGGGCCCGCAGGTCCGCAACACCGCGCAGGTTGACCTGTCCCCCGCAGTTCGCGCTGCCGGTGCCGTCGGCCAGGCCGCTGCCGGCATCTTCCAGCAGCAGAAGGACAGCGCAGACCTGACCGCCGTCATGCAGGCGCGCCGCGAGCTTTCCTCGTGGGAGGGCAACGTCTTCGATCCCGGCAACCCGGATGGCATCGCCAAGTACCAGGGAAAGAACGCCCTGCAGGCGAACGAGGCGCTGCTGGGTGATCTGGACCAGCGCGTGTCCAGCATCCGCGCCAACCTGTCCCGAGACCAGCAGCAGAAGTTCGACCAGGTGGCTTTCAGCTTCCGCGACTCGGTGCAGGGCCGGCTCAACAACTACGCCGACCGCGAGTACAGCGCATACGAGGCCACCGAGCGGAAGGCAACGATCGACAACATCGGACAGGACGCGGTGAGCGCCGGCATGTCGGGCGACTTCGGCCTGGCCGACGTGCGGCTGCAGGAAGCCGTGGGCATCGCCAGCGCCGCTTACCAGACGCAGGGCATGGGCGCCGAAGCGATCAAGGCCAGCGAGCGGGGCATCGTGTCGTCGGTGCGCAAGCAGACCGCTGCGGCCATGGCCACCCGCGACCCGTTCGCAGCGGAGAACTACTACCACCGCTATGCGGACCAGATGACCCCCGAAGACCGGGCGCAGGTCGAGCGCACCCTGTACCCGGTGGTGAAGGACCGGGCCGCCTACGAACTGGCCAACTCGCTGGCCAACGGCCGTGGCGCCATCGAGCCGCTGCCGACGCCGGGCGCGCGGGGCAAGCCCTCGGCGGCCATCTCCAAGGCCATCGACGACGCAGCCACGGCCGAAGGGCTGGACGCTGCTGGCCGTGCCGACCTGTACGCGCTGGCCGAACAGGAGTCAGGTTTCCGCGCCGACGCTGTGAACCCGGAGGTTCTGGACGACGGCGACCAGGCCACCGGCCTCTTCCAGTATCGCGCCACCAGCGCCGGCGGCATCGACCGCAAGGACGCCACCGCCTCGGCCCGCCGCGCCGCGCGCGAGTACAAGGAACGGCTGGCCAAGGGCGGCCGCGAGTTCGCGATCGCCGCGCACTTCGCCGGCGAGGGTGGTGCAGATGCAGTGGTGAACCGGGGCCGGTCTGCCCAGAACCCGAAGACGGCGCTGTATGTGCGCCAGGTGCTGGGTCGCTCGGCCCGCTGGGCATCGGAAGGCGGGCAGGGGGCCACCGCAGCTGCGCCGGCGCCGGCAGCAGCCGCAATGCCTTCGACGCTGGCCGATGCGGTGGCCGCCATCCCCCGCACGCTGCCGCCGGACCAGCGCGCTGCCACTGAGGGCTACCTGCGGGACATCTACGCCCAGCGGAAGGACCGGATCGAGCAGGCCCAGAAGCAGGCGGCCATGTCGATCTACGACAAGGTAACGGCGGCCGGCCCGAGTGCGCCGCTTTCGGCAGTGCTGGCGCCGGCAGAACTGGCGCTGGTGGGGCAGGACTCCAGCCTGAGCGAGTCCATCAACCGCTACCGGAAGCTGATCGCCGAGGGCGGTGTGGTCCAGGACGACCCGGCAACGCTGGACAACCTGCAGCGCATGCAGGCCCTGCAGCCGGCGCAGTTCGCCAAGGTTCCCTTGGGCCAGTACGCCGACCGTCTGAGCGGCAAGACCCTGAAGTCGCTGGCCGATGACCAGAACAAGGCCAGCGACCCGGCCAAGCGCGCGGACTGGATGACCGACAACGAGCGGCTGGACCGTGGGTTCCAGATGCTCGGTATCGGCAAGAACACCGATGTGACCGGCAGTGGCTCGGAGGCGAAGAACGCCCCGCGCGATGGCCTGCGCGGCGAGTTCCGCATCGCCTACCAGAACGCACAGACCGCCTTCATCCAGTCCACCGGCAAGAAGCCGACACCGGAGCAGGCCGACGTGCTGCTGTCGGCCACGGCCAAGCAGTTCGCCCAGAACCTGCAGGCCGGCCGACTGGGCGCCACCCAGGAGAAGGACGGCAAGTTCAAGAACAACCCCAAGGTGAAGACCGGCCTGTACAGCAGCGCGGCGCAGTTCGATCTGCAGGTGAGCCAGGCCGACCGTGACGCCGTGCGCGGTGCCTATGCCGAGAAGTACGGCCGGCCGCCGACCGATGCCTGGGTGACCCAGTACCTCGCCCGCAAGACCCAAGGAGCCACGAAGTGATCGACAACCTGCTGGATGGCTTCGACGAGCTGTCGGACGAGATCGAGAGCAACCGCCAGACCGCGCTGCGCAGCACGTACACCGGCACCACGCAGAAGCCGGACGAGGCCGCGCGCGCGAACCGGCTGTCGGACCAGATGGGGCAGCCTTTCGGCGTGGTGGCGGCGAACCTGGCCGACTACGAGCAGGACGCTCGCCGACAGGAGATCGACGATGCCGGCCGCCAGTCCCCGCACGTCGGTGACTTCCTGGCCGACCCGCGCCGCATGGCCTTGGCCAGCGATGAAGCGCCGAAGCTTGCGACCTACGCCAATTCGCTGGTCACCGGTGAAGCGAGGGCGACGCCGGAGCCCAATATCCTTCAGCAGCTGATCGGCGGCATCGTCAGCGGCTGGCACCGTGGCAGGGCCAATGCGCTGTCACTTCTGCCGGATGGCCCTGCGGTGATGGACCCGGCCACTGGCCGGATGACCACCGATCGCTCTGCAGAGGAAGCGGCGATTCGTGCGGACGAGGAACGGCGCGCGCAGGCTGCTGAGAGGACCAGCGCCAGCACTGACCGGGGATTCCAGGCATTCGACCGTGCAAACAAGGCGGGCAGCTTCGGCGGCGCGGTGCGGGAACTGGCTGCCGGCGGCACTGACACCCTGGGGGCGATCACGGTCACGCTCGGCCAATCCATTGGCATGGGTGCTCCGGGCCTGGCGCTGACGGCATCGACCGGTGGTGGCAGCCGCGTGGTCACCGGGCTGTCCGCCGGCACCGGCTCGGGCTTGACCGAGTTTGGCGCCAGCATCGCCGACGCCATGCAGGACGCGAAGGTCGACCCCACCGACGCCTATGCGGTTGGCCAGTTCCTGCGCGACCCACAGAAGATGGCGGCCGCGCGCGAGAAGGCGGCAAAGCGCGGCGTGGCCATCGGCGTGTTCGACGCCCTGACTGCCGGCATCGCCGGGCACTTCATCAACAACGCCCGCCGCAGCGCGACGTCGGCAACCCTGCGCACCGGCGCCGAGGCCGGCCTTCAGCTGACCGGCGGCGCTGCCGGCGAGGCCACGGCGCAGCTGCTGACCGAGGAAAAGCTGAAGTGGGGCGACATCATCATGGAGGGCCTGGCCGAGGTTCCGACCGGTGCCGTCGAGGTGCACGCCAACTTCCAGACCGCGAAGAAGGCCGGCCGCGTCCGCTGGATCAACGAGCGGCTCGACCAGGTGATGACCTCCGGCGACAGCAACGAGCGGCTGCGCGCCGCGACCGAGCTGGCCAGCGACCTGAAGCTCGGTGAAAGGTCGCCGGAGGATCTGAAGGCGCTGACGGCGCAGGTGGCTGGCGAGGACGCCCGTGTGTATCTGGATGCCGACCAGGCGCAGGTGCTGTTCCAGTCGGCGCCGCAGGTGCTGCAGGACATGGTGGGCGGCGAGTCGGCTCTGGCCGAGCAGCTGGCCACCGGCCAGGTGGTCATCCCGATGTCCGAATGGATGGCGGCCGTGCCGCGCCTGCCGAACCGTGACGAGATCCTGCGCAGCGCCCGCACCACGGCAGAGGGACTGTCGCCGGCGGAGCTGGAAACGCTGGACGTGGAAACCATGGCGCGCGAGCTGGGCGTGCCGCTGGACGCGCCGGCGCCTGACCCGGCCGCGGCGACTGCGCGCGCGCAGGTGCAGCAGTCGGTCATGGCGCAGTTGGTCGGCACCGAGCGCTACACGCCGGCACAGGCCGAGAGCCAGGCGCAGCTGTGGGGCGCCATGTTCGGCCGACTGGGCGAACTCACCGGGCAGGATCCGGTGGCGCTGTACGAGCGCTACGCGGCCGGCATCGATGCCGCTGAGGCGCCGGCAGAGGGCGTAGAGGCCCAACCGCGCACGCTGATGCAGCGGGGCATGGACGCCTTGCGCGGCCTGTTCGGCCGGCCGCAGGTGGCCACTGATGGCCGTGGCCAGCAGACCATCGAGCGCGATGGAAGCGCCTACGTGCAGCGCGCAGGCCAGTGGCTTCTGGCCGACGAGAAGGGTCAGGCCCGCGACTTCCTGACCTTGGACCAGGCGCGCACGGAAGCAGAGCGCACCGGTGGCGAGATCGTGCAGGACGATCCGATTGAAGGGCAGCGGCAGACCTGGAGCGTCGCGTTGCCGGACACCGCTGCGCGCGAGGTGCTGGCCGGGGACATCCTGTTCCAAGGCGGTGCGGCGCCGCGCGGCCAGATCCAGATCGGCACCGACCGAGCGATGCAGATCAGCCTGTTCAAGGGCGCGGACCTGTCCACGTTCCTGCACGAATCCGGGCACTTCTTCCTGGAGGTCTACCGCGACCTGGCCACGGCCGAGGATGCTGCGCCGCAGATCCGCTCGGACCTGGACGCCCTGCTGAAGTGGTTCGGCGTCGAGTCGGCGGACCAGATCGGGGTCGACCAGCACGAGCAGTTCGCCCGGGGCTTCGAGGCCTATCTGGGCGAGGGCAGGGCGCCGACCCCGCAGCTGCAGTCGGTCTTCAGCCAGTTCAAGCAGTGGATCCTCGGCGTCTACCGCAGCCTCCGGAATCTGGACGTTGAGCTGACCGACGACGTGCGCGGCGTCTTCGACCGCATGCTGGCCAGCCAGGAAGAGATCGAGGCTGCGCAGGCCCGCGTGGGGTTCGAGCCGATCGCGCGCGACCTGGCAGAGGCGCAGGCGCTGGGGATGACCGAACGCCAGTTCGCGGACTACCAGCAGCAGATCGCCGCGGCACGCGAACAGGCAGAGGCCGACGTCATGACGCAGTTGCAGGAGGCCGATGCGCGCGCGCGGGAACGCTGGTGGAAGGACGAGCTGGCCAACATCCGCAGCGAGGTCGAGGCCGAGGTCGAGGCCACGCCGATCGTGCGCGCCTACCGCGTGCTGACCGGGCGCAAGGAGGCCGGCGGCGAGCCCGTGCCGGAGCAGCTGCAGGGCCTGAAGCTGGACCGCGCGGTGCTGGCGGCGACCTACGGCGATGGCCTGCTGGACAAAATGGGCCGGGTCACGGCGAAAGAAGGGGGCATGCCTCCAAGCGATGTTGCCGCCCTTCTCGGTTTCGCAAACGGGGACGAGCTGGTGCAGGGCCTGTGGACGGTTCGCCAGACACTAGCCGGAGTAGAGGCGCAAGCCGAAGCAAGGATGCGGTCACGTCACGGCGACCCTATGACGGATGGGACTCTGCCAAATCGGGCGTTGGCGGCGATGCACAGCAACAGCCGCATTCGCATTTTGGAGCGAGAGCTGGGCGTGCTGGCGGACCTTACGCGAGAGCCGCGACTGAATCGCAGACAGCTTCGCGCGGTAGCCGAGGCTGTCCTGGCAGGAAAGCCAGTTGGAGCGATCCGCCCGAACGACTTCTTGGTCGCCGAGCGCAAGGCTGCACGCTCCGCTGCAACTGCAGCGGCTAAGGGCCGGTATGGCGAAGCTCTACAGGCCAAGCGGCAACAGGCCTTCAATGCAGTGCTGTACCGGAATGCCACTGAAGCATTGGACGCAATTCAGCGAATCACAAAGCGGGCGGCCGGGCTTACCAGAAGGCCGGCGCAGGAGCGTCTCGCGAAGGCCGGTAACGGCTTCCTGCCCAATGTGAACGGATTGCTTTCAGCCTATGGCTTTGGCGGGTCGCCTTCTATCGACAGCACAGCGCTCGCCGATTGGGTCGAGACGCTGCAGGACAGCGGTGAAGTAACAGCTGTCTCCGACGCTGTGATCGCTCGCCTCGACTCGCCGGCCAGGCTCGTAGACATCCCGCTGTCGGAAGCTCGCGAGTTCGGAGAGGCGATCAAGAACCTGTCGCACCTGGCGAGCCGACAGAACCAGCTGCTGGCCGGCGCGAGAAAGGCTGACAAGGATGGCGCGATTGCAGAGATGCTGGAACGATCGTCTGCTGTCTTGGGTGAGGCCAAGGAGTTTGTGTCCGAAGATGACCTGCCCCCTGCTGCGCGGGCAGCGCGTGCCGCGAACGGCTTGCTCGATGACATTGATCGGCCTGAGTCAATCTTGGAGAAGCTGGACGGCGGAGAGACAGGGCCGTGGCATGATTTCATCTGGCACGCGCAGGAACAGGCCGAGAGCAAGAAGAGCGAGCTGATGCGGCGCGTGGGCGGGCAGTTGAAGAAGCTGCACGCCGGTCTTCCAAAGAACTGGGAGGACAACCTGCGGCAGGTCGCGACCTTCAAGGGTGTTGCGATGACCCGACGGCGGTTGATCGGCATGGCCCTGAACCTGGGCAACGCCGGCAACCGACAGCGCTTGATGGAAGGTGGATTCACCACCAGCACCAGGACGATCCTGCTGACCGAAGGCGACCTCAACTCGCTGGCGGCAATGCTGAGTCCAACTGAACTGCGCTATGTCCAGGGCATGTGGGATGCCATCGGGTCGATGCGCCCGGACATTGAGGCCCTGAACGCACGGATTGGCGGCGTGCCTGTCCAGTTTGTGGAGGCAGTGCCGTTCGACGTGCAGATGCCTGGCGGGGAGGTCATTCACATGGCCGGCGGCTACTTCCCGTTGGCCTATGACTCAACCCGCTCTGTGGTCGGCGACGTTCAATCGAACGAGGACGCCATGAAGGTGCTGATGGCTACCGGTGCAGGCCGGGCGGCCACCAGCAAGGGGTACGTGAAGGGGCGCGCCGCTACCGTCAAGGCGGCGCTGAATCTCGACTATGGCCTGGTCGTGAATCGACATCTCGACCAGGTGATGACTGACCTCTCCTATCGAGAAGCGGTCCGTGACGTGCACATGCTGTTGAACGATCCGCGCATCAAGAATTATGTAAGCTCCCGCCTGAGCCCTTCAGCGTTGCGCTCGCTCACAGGCGGCCTGGCCTATTCTGTGGTCGGCAGCACCGAGGCCGCAGGGAATGTGGCGAAGTGGCGAGCATTTGGTGATGGGCTTTTGGCCAACAGTACCGTTGCGGCGTTGGCCCTTCGCCCAGATATCGCGCTGGGCAACTACGGCTCCGCTCTGGTCCAGGGTGTAGACAGATCAAGCGTACCCTCCGTCCTTCGTTCGTTCGTAAAGTTTCAAGCCAACCGGGCCGAGCTGACCCAGGAGATCATCGAGAAATCGCCATTCATGGCCTCAAAGCTGCAGGAGGTCGATCACATGTATGCGACAACCATCGGCAAGATCCGCGGCAACCGATGGAAGGGTGCTCATGCCGGTTACACCCGGCTGATGATGACACTGCATCGAATGGCCGATGCAGATGTGTCTCGCGTCATCTGGCTCGCTCGCTACGAGATCGAGCGTCGCAAAGGAACCCCGGATGTCGATGCAGTGAAGCTTGCCGACAAGGCCATCCGGATGACGCAGACCGCAACGGGGAAGAAGGATCTCTCCACCTTCGAGCGCGATCCTGCTTTGCGACAGACCCGCCAGTACATGGGTCCGATGTTCGTTATCTTCGGCAGGCTGCGTGCGGCGACAGAGGGTAGCGGTGCTGCCCGGGTAGGCTCGGCACGTATGGCATCCCTTTTCCTGCAGTGGGTGCTGGCGCCGACAGTGTTCGCGATGCTGGCAGGCCGCATGCCGAACGACGACGACGATGGCGAGAAAGATTGGATGACCTGGGCTGTAACTGAGATTGGGCTTTTCCCGCTCCAGACACTGCCCCTGGTTCGCGATGTTGCATCCATTGCGGAGTCCCACCTTGCAGGGCGTCAGCCCAATTCACGCAGTGCTCCGCTCGCTACCGCAATTAACAACATGGGTAAGGCAACTCAGCGGATTTCAAAGCGGATGGACAGCGGCGAATCGATTGGAGAGAGTTGGGACGAGTACACCGTGGACCTTCTTCAGTTCGCTGGTCCCCTCGTCGGAGCGCCGTCCACCCAGGCGAAGAAGTGGGACAAGGCGTACAAGAAAATCTGGGATGACCCAGATACCGGGACGCTGGAACTTACGCAGATGGCGGTTTACGGTGAGACGCCCTTCTATGCCGATGGCGAGGTTTTGCCTGAAAACAAGGCGAGGTGACGGCCTTCATGTATGGCGCTATTGTCTGCCAACCTATTGGGGTTTGAGGATGGATCCGTGAATGAGTCACATGAAGTCATAAGGCGGCGCAGCTGGGCGGTTTCTTTGCTGCATGCCCTTGCGATGCTAGTCATTTGTTGGTGTATCTATCTGGCAATCAGTATTGTGTTTGAGGGGCGTGCACCAGAAAGCTTGAGGTCCATGGTGGTTATGTTTGCCGAAGCCACCGGTTACTTCCTGATTTGCCTTCTTCCGGCATGGGCAACCGTGTTTTTCCGTCGGCGCTTGGCATGGATATTCTGGATCGTGATGGTCAGTATTTTTAGCTTCCTGATGATCCGAATGCCGCATTGACACGAATGGCCTTACGGCCAGCCACATACGTATCTATACCCGAGCCCCGCATCTGCGGGGCTTCTTCTTTCTGGAGCCGATGCACCCATGACTATCTCTAGCAACGACCGCCGCAAGACCTATGTGGGCAACGGCGTCGCCAAGGCCTTCGCCGGGCCCCGGGCCTTCCTGGCCTCCCACATCCAGGTGTTCACCGGGAGTCACCCGACCTACGCGCTGGTGCCGCCGGCGCAGTACACCGTGACCGGACTTCGCGCGAACGCCAGCACCATCACCTTCAACAGTGCGCCGGCGCTGAACCTCGACATTCTGATCCTGCGCACGGTCCCGATGGATCAGCCGGCCGACATCACCAACCAAGGCGCGTTTCTGCCGGAGATCCATGAGGACGCATTCGACTACCGGGTGATGCAGCTGCAGCAGCTGCTCGACAACGGCATGCAGCTGATCCAAGACCCCGCAACGGGCGAATTCGTGTGGGACGCAAAGAACTCGCGGATCATCAACGTTGGGGATGCTGTCGGTAATACCGATGCCGTCAACTTGCAGTCCCTGCTGAGGCTGATCGAAGAGATCCAGAATGGCGGCGGCAGCGTCGGGATTACCCCGAAGTTCTGGACCTTCGAAGGCGACGGCGAGGTGACCGACTTCCCGCTGCCCGGCGCAGACGTGTTCGACGCCCTGTTCTACGACACCGCGCTGGAAGGGACGGCCGGCGTAGGCGACTACCTGGTGTCCAAGCCCGGAGACTTCCAGATTCTGGAAGGGGGCGACGGGGCGGACCCGGTGATCCGCTTCTCGGTGGCGCCAGGCGATGAGGTGCGCGGCTTCACGACTCTGCGCGGCTACGCGCGCCCGTGGATCGGGCAGACCCCGATCTACACCGTGGCGCCGCGCATCGTGAGCGTAACCACCGACACCATCCTGGATGGGGGTTCGCACAACACCCTGATCTTGGCCAACTCGGCCACGCCGATAACCCTCACCATCCGCGTCAATACCGGTGGCAGCGTCGACTGGAAGGCCGGACAGTTCTTCTCCGTCATGCAGGTCGGGGCAGGGCAGGTCACCCTGGCCATCGAGGGCGGCGGCGGCCAGCTCAACGTGCCGGCCAGCTTCGAGGCCAAGACCCGCGCGCAGCGCAGCATCATCAGTGCAACGAACATCGCTCCCGACGCCGATGCGTGGGCGGCTGCAGGTGACATGCTGCGGGTTGCCTCGGTTCCTGATCTGCAGTGCTTCGAGCTGATTGACCGCATGGTGCTGCTGGACACCAACATCGCGACGGGCACTGGCAGGGACAGCCTGGTCCTGCCCTACGGCCTGCTGCTGGACACGGTGGCCAACGGCGGCATCTACGCCACCCTGTCCACCGCGCAGGCATCGGGTACGCCGCTGACGATCGACGTGAACCGCAACGGCACCAGCATCCTGGCCACGAAGCTGACCTTCGACAGCAACGAGCGCAGCACCACCACCGCGGCAACTCCGCCGGTGCTGGTGGCCGGCGGCGAGGTGCTGGCCAAGGGTGATGAAATCACCATCGACGTGGATCAGGTCGGCACCGCCGGCGCACGGGGCCTTCGGGTATACCTGGTCGGCCAGAGGTCCACCTGATGAGCGCCCGCATCTATGACCGGCCCGACCTGGACCAGCGCACGGCCCAGCTCGCGCTCTACATTACCGGGGCGTTCCCGAACGCCAAGCCGGGCCTGGCCTATGAAGGTCGCCTGCAGGTGCACAACGGCATCGGTGGCATGACCGTCGACCAAATCGACGGCGACACCCTCCCCAATGGCACCAGCCTGTACATGGCCGGGTCGGAGATTGTGTTGGCGTGGCCGGACTACTCCGAGACTGCCGCAGCGATTCCAAACCCCGGGTATGAGGACGGCGACACGGGATGGGCCAAGGGGCCGGGGTGGAGCATCGGCACCGAGAACCCCATCGCAGGCTTGCGCTCCGCCCGCTACGGCGAAAATCAGGGCAGTTCGCTGATAGAGAGCGCCGCTCGCTACCCTGTCAATCCTGGCTTGCCAATCACGGCCACCTGTCAGGTGCGACAGGGAGCCAGCGCCGAGGGCAATGCCGGCGCCGCCGTGCAGCTGCAGTGGCGCCGCGCCGATGGTTCGCTGCTGGACACGTCCGAGGGCAACGCCGTCATGTCGGCGTCGAAGAATCGCGTTTACCCGTCCACGGTGGTTGCCGCCCCCCCGGCTGGCGCGGCGCTGGTAAACGTGGCTTCGCGCGGCATCCGAAACCGCGAGAACAAGGCGCTGTTCATCGACAGTTTTGTGTGGGATCACCAGCAGCTGACGGGCGTGAACGTAACCCGCACCTACGATCTGACGCTACGGGTAAGGGATTCCGCTGGGCGAAGCGCTCTATGGCGAGGTACGGTCAAGGTCGAATTGATCCAGGCACCGACCTGGAGCCCGACCGCCCATGGCGACAACTTCACCATCACTGATGGGCTTGTGGCGACTGCGGCGAATGGCGACACCTTCGGCTTCAGCAGCACGGCGGCACTGTCGACCTCGGCGAAGTCGGCCGGGAAGTGGTACGTAGAAATCCAGTGCACGGCGGGGTCTGCCGGGAACGTGACATTCCGCGCCGGCGTTGCCCGCTCAACCCATCCACTGCAGGGCCCAACGGTTGCCGACGCAGGCTTGGGCGCCAGCTCTGACAGCTGGTGCATGCTGGCCGCGAATGGTGAGTGCTACTTCAACGGCAACTTCCTGTACTTCGGCAGTGTGGACCTGTCGATTGGCTCCCCCACGGACCGCTGGGGCATCGCCTACGATGCTGGAACCGGGCGGCTGTGGCTTCGGAAAGTTGGGGTTGGCGCCTGGCGAGGCGGCGGTGATCCCGCCAGCAACACCACCCCGTCCTACGTCGCGGAGCCGGGGCTGCACTTTGCGGCATCCCTGTCTTCGTTGGGCGGAAGCCCGGAAGGCGAATTCACCATTGTTGACGCCGCCCAAGCGACCATCCCGGCAGGTTTCACATACTGGACGGACTGAGGGCAGAGTCGACTCGACTCGACTCTGCCCGTCGCACCCCCTGAGACGCCCGGGCGTATGCTGCCCGGCATGGAGCTCCCCCCTGACTTCTATTGGACCAGCAGCTCACCGAACAGGCCGGATCAGCCGGCCACGGTGATTGCCTGCGATGGGGTGTGGGTGGTGGCCATGGCCCAGCGTGTGGACGATCACACCTGGGTGGCCACGCTGGACCGGCATCGGTACGGCCCCGGCGGACGCTGGCGGCGCTGCAGCAGCTACGAGAGCGGCAGGACCGGCGCCGAGCTGTGGGTGACCAGGCACCAGGTAAGGCTGCGCGAGGACGTGGCCAAGATCAGCGGATACCGGGAGGCCATCGCGGCCAACCGCCTGCTCAAGGGCGTGCTGAAGCCGCCGTTCGGCTGGATGGGGTAG